CGTAATCAATGATGTCACTCTTTCTAATCTTAGTTTTACTCAAGTAGAGTTCAATGAACTGCCCGATTTGATACGTTCGTTCAATCTTATAGATGTATCCTGCAATGTCTGCATATTTGCTACCATCGTACAAGAAACTTTGAATTTTAAGTGCTACATCGATTCTTATATCTGATCGTTTACTTTCATAGTATTCATTCGATGTGATGCTGAAGTTTATACCTATTACTTCCTTCGAGTTTATAAGTTGGTATGTTGAAGAACCAATAGAATTTTGAACCAAATCCATGGTTAGCAATTTTAATGATATATTAGGTGAATTAGGATACATTTTCTGAAACTCCTTGTGTTAGTGCAATCTGTCCAACCAACATATCAAATGTCTTCGGTAGTTCTTTTGCACTCCCATCATTCTTAAAGCCAAAAAACGTCTTCACATAAATTATAATCACTGTACTAACCATTGGATTTGATTCATCATTTATATAAGAAGGATCAATCCCACAACTTGTTAGGTATGCTTTGCAACTACCAATGTGAGTGTTCAACTCGTCATCAGCAAATGATTCTGATAAAGGTATGAGTAGTGCCTTTTTTACAATGTCTAGTATCGCCATGAGATCAATCCTTTCTTAAACTTTTAAATTGCTTCAGCTATTAAGCTGCAGCTTTCTTTTTAATACGTAGGAATCCGTTGTAACCGACTACGTTACCACCCGTAAATACTGATGCTTTATAGCTGATGATTCCATCTTTGAATTTGTAATCAGTTGATTTTCCAATTTCAACTGGTGAGAACACAGGCACTTCATAGTTTTTAAGTGCACCATAAGCGATACCGTACTCTCCAGCTACTGTATTACTATCAGCGATGGCTTTACAATGGGAGTTGATGATATAAGGGATACCATCGATAGTTTTATTAACATAGTCGATTGTATGTACTTTACGACCTTCTTGAGTTTTAAGTCCAGCAAATGCACGTAAATCATTCTTATTCAAGATAAGAACTGCTCCACCTTCGACTTCTTCATCCCCACCATAGGCAAAGACAATGTCATCCAAAGTTGAATCAGTAATTGCTTCAATCTCTAGTGCTGCTTTATCAGCAAGTGCTACTGCTGCATCACTAAAGATTCCTGTGAATGTATTCGTTGTTCCTGCACCACGTAAGATTTGTTCACTGATTTTCTTTTTAAGTGAAATGTTGATGTTACGTAATACTTCTGCTTGATAAGGAATAGCAGGTAGTTTTTCAAGTTCCTCTGTGATTTCTGTATAAGCAGTAATCTTCACTTTGGAAATTGTCAAATAACCAAATGCTGGCTCAGTTTCACTATAAGGTTGTCCTTCAAGTGTCGTTCCAGCAATACCATTGTTTTTAACAAATGATTTCTTGTACGTTTCTCCACCGTTTAGGTTGATAACATTAACTCGATCAACAAGAGTTGACACTTGAGCAAATGGTACTGGTGCTAATCCTGAAGCTGTATGATCAGGTAGTAAGATTTCTTCACTTGATACTTGAATCACACGACTTTCACGCAAACTTGCTGCACGTTGTTCTAGTTTTTCTTTATCAATTTTTGTTCTGTTGTCGATAACAATCGGTTTGATTTCTGTTTTACTAGCAATCGCCATTTTCTTATCAATAACACTTCGTTCTTCCTGAAGCTCAGTCGTTTCAGTTTCGAATGCTTCAAGAGTTGTAATATCTGTTTCATTATCTACAAGACCTCTGATTTCAGTCAGCCTTGATTCGATTTCTTTTCGTCTTAATTCTAAGTTCATGATTGTTTTCTCCTTTTAGATTTGAGTTTTAATTTTAATGCGTTTTTTGATAATTCTTGATTGTTCCTCTTGCTCTACTAACTCCATAGCCTTTAGTTCTAACTCCATAGATTCTAAAGAACGAGCATATATACTAGTTGCATCATATGCCGGAGTATCCACAACCGACACATCATACAAACGTTCTATCTTAGTAATAGTTCTCTTTGGAACTCTACCTTCACGATTCCATACTTGTTCATCGACCGTAAAAGCAAAACTCATTTTATCCAACAAACCACTTCTTACCATTTTGTAGATGTCTTGATTGGTGTTTGTGTCTAATAATTCAGCACGCACTTTCAAACCGATACTATCTACAGTAAGAGATAGGGATTGATTCTTGGTTCTAGCGATAATTAAAAAGGAGTCCATATGATTGTATTTCATCGGAACATCCTTCATCTTCGTTTCTGATAGTGCTCTTGAATCGATTTCTTCTAAGAAACCATATTCTTCATCACCAATTAATGTTTCATTGTTGAAGACCAATGCATAGCCTTCTAATATCATCTTGTCGTCTTCTTCATGAAGCGTGACATCAGCTAATCTAGTTTCCTTTATCATCTTTACGAGTCTCTACTTTCTTTGGTTTTGGTGTTACTTGTTTTTGATATTCATATTCAAGCTCAGAGTCTTTATAGAAAAGTGACTCGAGTTTTTCCTTTTTACAATAATCATCGATGATGACTGTCTTTTTCTTTTGTGTTTCTAAGATGACCTTAAGTGCATCTTCTGATATCTTTCCATTAACTGTTATTTTCATCTTTAGGTTCCTCCGTTCCTACTTGATATTGATTCGCTTTATCGGCATCGACAAAGTTTAATGATTGAAGTCGTTTGTTTCCACCTTCGATAGGTTCTAATCCAAGTAATGCTCTTGATTCGTTAAGTGACATAATTCCAAGACTCATAAGTTTCTCAATTGCAGTTACTTTGGTATTCCATGAAGCATACTGTAATCTTTCGCTGTAAAAGATGATTTCTTCTCCACGCTCAAGTTGATTGTCCGTAAGTAATCCTAAAGAAAAAGCCTCGCTTAACTGAATAGCAAGAGGCTCTATCGTTGACTCATAGAATGAGTTGTACTCATCTTCTGTGTACTTGTTTGTAAAGATTGGAACTGACACTCCAAAGTAATCAAGAATCTTCGCCTGTAAGAATTCAAGTGTATCCTTATCAATCAGTTTAGGATCAACTTCTAAAGGGATATATTCCGACTTCAAATCTATCGGTATAATTGAACTACCTTTGAGACTCACCGATTCTGATAGTGCAGCATCGAATAATTCACGTTGCTTCTTCTTATCGGTTTCTGATAACATTCCATTCATCTTCAAAATACCTTTTATCTGCATGGATGATTTCACAGCATTATCGATTCCTTGAAGCAAGCTGTCATTAATGGATATGGTTTTGAGTATTGCTTCATGATCACCTGTCGATCCTGTGCCACCAAAGATATCGTTTTGTCCGAAATGCCGTCTTAAATGAATGATGTTATCGTATGGTAATATATATGATTCACCGTTATCAAATAAAAACTTGATGAAATAAGTGTCTGAACTATCCACTATCATTTCAACCGTGATTGGTCTAAGTGGATAAATACCCTTTAGTTCACCTGTATCCTTATCGAACTTCGGATAAACAAATGCATTATCATTCAGCAAGAGTAATGTGATTGTCTTATAGATAAAGTCGTAAGGTGTCATGATCTCATTTGGTTTATACTTCAAAAGAAAAGACAGCTTCCCTTTTTTCTCGGTTACTGTCTTATCATTTTCGGTTTTAATAAATCTAGGTTTGAGTTTTGCACATTGGCTTGCGACTCGATCTATACATATTTTAACAACATCACTCTTTGAAATGTTTGTACCAAATGGTGTGTAAAATGTATTTAAATTACTGATTAACTGGAGTGCATCAAATGATCCAGTCTTTTTTCTTCTCTTAAATAAGGCCATGTGCACCTCCTAATATTATGTATTTAAAAGGAACTAGAATGACTTAACCCATTATAGTTCCTAAATAAATTGCTGTTATAAATCAAAATAAAATAATTCTTCAAACTTCTTATCTAATATAATACAGAAGATTAAAGCCAATTTAGCAGTAGGATTGAACTTGCCGCTTTCTATTGCACCTATTGTCTGTCTAGTAACACCTGACATTTTTGCTAAATCATCTTGTGTTAAGTTTTGCTCAGTCCTTGCTAGTTTTAACTTATTATGTAATACGAGTTCACTATCCTTACCCAAAGATTTCATAAAACACCATTGTATTATATGTTGTACCTAAGAAAACAAGAAAACTAAATATCGAAAAATATAATTGCACTCTATTTTCCTTGTTCTGAATATACTCATAGAAACTAATGACTGTTAGCTGCCCCATTAGAATCATTAATAAATCCTGGGAGAATAGTTCACCTGCAATAAATCGTATAATCATTATCGAAAGTAAAACAACAGCACCGCCAGCATAACCCCAATGATAAGAAGATTTTTTAATTGATAGCTCACGCTCATCTAATGGTTGTTTTTCAACCTGAATTTTATTTAAAAGTTTATCTTTATCCATTTTTTGACCTCCTATATATAGTGTATCACAGAAGGTTATTATACGCAAATAAAACTTTACATTATGTTATGTTTTGTATACATTATAGAAGCATTGTTAATTATGAAGGTAATTACCTATCAAATCATATTCTCGTAATCTGTCTTGAATCTATTTAAAACAACATATGCAATGATTAATGCAACTGTCCCATCAATTCGTTTATACTTTGAGTTAAGTTTTGATGGTTGAATATTACCATTCAAGTCAACTTTAGCTTGTGTGTTAGCAAGACACCATTTCAAGATGGGATTGTTATTGTAGTTCACAACATTGTTTTTTAAGTCAGCTTCTAGGATTTTCATTGGTTCCGATAAAGAATAAATGCCTTGTCTTACCTTCTCCATATTAAAACCTAAGTCTTCCATTTCTTTTATCCAGTACTGAGAGTTCCAGGGGTCATATCCTACCCAGAGAGGTCGGATTCCATAAGTTTGAATCATCTTCATAAACCATTGTGTTACTAAACTAAAGTCGTTTTGATGTCCATCAGTGAGTGTCACAAAACCTTTCTTAATCCAAATATCATATGGAACGTTATCTTCTTTAATTCTCTTTTCTACTACTTCACTTGGCATAAAGAAATGTGGGATGACATACTTTTTATTACTGTCTCGTTTTTGAATAACTAAGACTGCAGCTGTCAAGTCTGTTGTTGAAGATAGATCAACACCACCAACAGCGTAGGTATCTCTTAGATCATCAATCGAATATTTATCCTCATTGTTCAAATCATCAAACGATAACCATGATCCTGAATCTGCTTGTTTGATATTGAAGTCTTTGCAAAGCATCGTTACTCTTGTGGATAAGTCATGTTTTGATTTGTTCATAACATCTTCAAGATAATTGTTTAACTTTACTACTCCTATACTTGGATTGGACTTTTGCCATGTGGTAGGGTCTTCGTATATCTCTTTAGTTGAGTCTTGAGTATAAAGCCAGGGAAGCACTCTATTATCATCAATCTCACCCTTAAGCATCTTTCTTGCATAATCTAATTTACTATCTAAAAAACCACCGATGGTTGTCCCTTCAGTGGTAATGATAAATATTAATGGTTCTTTCTTAGTAGATTGTGATTGTTTAATCGCATCATAGACTTTTGAGTCCGTCATTTCATGGACTTCATCAATACAACCAACTTCAATATTGTATCCATCTTTGTTTCTTGATTGTGCAGATAACTTCTTAATCTTGTTTTTGGTCTTTGGAGAATAGATGTGGTAGATGTTTTTCTTACTTCTTGTTTCCTTTGATAGAGCTGGTGATTGTTCACGCATGTTGTTGATCTCTTCAAATAAGATATTCGCTTGTTCTGTTGTATTTGAAGCACATACGATATCCACTCCACCTCTTGATAAAAAGAACTCAGCCAAATCTATACCGGCAACAAATGTAGTCTTCCCATTCTTCCGAGCAATGAGTAATATAACTTCATTAAACCTACGTAATCCTGAGTCTGCCATCTTAAATCCATATGCTGTTTGAAGGATTGCTTTCTCCCATAACTCTAAGATAAATGGCATCCCATTAAACGGAGACTTCGTGTGCTTACAAAACGTTTCAATGAAATCAATTCTTAGTTGTCCTGGTCTCTCATCAAAATAGTACAATGGATTGTCTAGATCTTGTATCAATTGATCTATTTCAGTTTTTAGTTCCTCACCTACAATGATGTTTCCATTTTCGATTTCATTATAATACTCGACCAAATAATTCATTCGCTTGCTCTCTTAAGAAACTCATCAAATGCATCATCTCCATCATCCACTTGTGTTCCAAGAATACTGTTCAGCGTTTTGATTACTGTTCCATATGAGTTAACTAATTTTGTGTAATACTTGGCTGCTTCAGTTTGACGTTGTGCGCCTTTACTAGAAGTTTGAACAGCGCCATATTTTCTAATTTGCTCTTGTAACTTATCAAGTTCCACTTTCATAAATGCAGCTTGATAAATTAAGTTATCTACTAATTCTGTCTTTGATTCATCAACCAAAGAAAAAAGCGACTTTAATCGCTTGTATTCATTATCAATAATTTTTTTCATTTGCGTAGTTTTTCCATCATCTCTTCTAGTTCTGACATGTATGAAAATGTATAGAATCTTGTATGATGATATTTGTAGTATGCTAAATTATGAACCGTTTCAAAGAATTTATCTAGTGGTTTCTGAAGTTCTGATAGCTCGATTATTTTATCAAATGAATTTTTATCAATGTGTGCAATATTTCTTGATCTATAATCAGTTATAAGTTTCCTATAACTATTTAACTCTTTCTTATCTTTTAATAGAATTTTCTTTACATCTGCATAACTTTCACTTGACATAAAACCTTCATGTACTTTTGTAACATCTATTTCTTTTATGTAATTGTTTAGATAATTGAAAAAATGAAATCTACTTCTGCTATCATTTTCAAAAATTAAAGAAAGGTTTAAAACTAATTCATTATAACCATCGACAAAATAATAATTAAAGAATAGTTCAAAATCAGTTTCATACGAAGGATCATTCATTTTATCTTGAACATATTTTAATTGATCAAAGCTTGTTTTTAATTGCAGACTAAGTCCGACAAAAAATGCTAAATTATCATCTAGTTCATATTCAATCATATTTCAAAATCCTTTCTTGATTTTTTCAAAAATAATGGCTCGTGTATTTTAATTGCCCACCTACGCGGTACCCTT